GATGAACAGTTATTAAATGCTGGTCCAGTAAAAAAAACACGAAAACAAAAGTCCAAGGATTTTGTTGAAAAAAAAAATAAAACAAGAAAAAACAAAAACCCAATGGATAACAACGAACCGAATAACAACGAACCGGATAACAACGAACCGGATAACAACGAACCGGATAACAACGAACTATCTTAGAAAGTTTAAGTTCATTAGACATAACACGAATCATTAAAATAGACCCGTTGAGTAGGTTGATTTAACTCATTCTTAATAATTTTAATGTATTTTCTTCCGAAAAATGGATTATATTTATAAAATAATGTTAGTTTTAAATGTAACTCTTTAGTAGCGTGATTTTTGTTAAAATAGTTAGAAGAATAATTTGATAGAAAATATAATATGATGAAAGGTTTCATAACATCGGCAACCTTTTTTTTTGGAAAATCCTCGTGAATTATTATTTCTGGATGAAAAAACCTATTAAACTTATTAAATATGTGTATTCCATATTCGTATAATTTAATAGTTGATAAATTCGATACATATTCTTTTATTGATATTGTCTGAATTAATTGTTGGTTATTATGTAAAAAACAATTTAAATCAAACTCCTCAATAAAAAACTGGTGTATTAACTCCGGAATTTCAGTTTGTGTTTGTTTAATAAAAAAATATATATTATATAATATTTGGTTTGAAAACGGCATGTTATTGTATGGGTTCTTACATTCTAATGGTTTAACAAAAAAATGTGATGAGTTTGTCAACGCAATCGTTAATAAATGTATTAGGTCATTAACTGTAAACAAGTATGTCATATTATTTTGGTATATTTGTATAACATTCGGGTCATCTATATTTATTGCATTAAAATATAAATCCGTTGTTATTTGACATTTCGCTTTTTTAAATTTATAAATATATGCTAGTTTTGAAAACGCAAAATATACCCTTTGGATTTTATTAAATTTATCTATAAGTTCGTTCTTTATGTTTGGGTTATTAAATACATTATTTAATAAGTTCCATATAAATTGTATCTTTTTAATACTATCCGAAGGTTTAAATCTATGAATATAAATAGAAAATAAAATTTTTACTAAGGGTCTTTCCTTTTCGTATTTATCTAATTCATCCTTAAATATAATTTCCATATTTGTTTGATAATTCTCTGTAAAATCATAAATAACATTTGTATTGTTTAGTATTTTTTGTAAAATATAGTAAAATGAATTCATAACTATTAATATGTATTAAATATTATTTAATATATATTTTTTTGTAAATTTATATTTAAAATCCAGGATTATAATCATTACTTGCCCCCAAATTTTTATTTTTGATGCTATTAATATTATTTATTATTGCTAATTTATTAATGCTACATTTATCATCCGTTGTATTTTCATTATAAAACATATTATTAATTTCGGCTACCTCATCGATATTTTCGTATTGAGCTTCTTCTTCTAATTTTTGCATTTCTTCAATATCCAAGACAACTTGAAAACAACTTGTTCCAAAGAATCCTTCCTGTCCGCACATTACATTTGCGGATATTCCACGCATCGTATCTAATTCTGCATGTCTTGCGGCTTTTAAAAACATTTCGGGAGTTTCTTCAAATGAGGCTTTCGCGATTGGTCCGATATTATCATTATTGATTCCGTGTCTACAAATAGATATCATCTTACTTGTAAATGTCATTCTATCACATAATACACTAAAATTATGGTAATTAATATAGGTTCCGTCAAATTCAATTACTTCAACCATTTCATTATAAATTGTTTGTCTTGATGCTTCGATGCCTAATACATTATATACTTCAACGATATCATTACTAAATGTTCTGGTATTATCGATATAATTTAATGCCAATACATCTAATAGGTTTGTGCCAACTGTATCAAGAACCCATATGTCTTGTTTTTGATAAGCTCCGTTTTGTTCTACAACATTATCTTTGATTTTTCGAACGATAACTTTATTTATACCTTTAACTCCTCGTAATATAATATTTTGTAATAATTTATCTTGAAAATTCTTTAGTATATAAATTTGGTCTGATTGGTCTAACGAGTGAACTTTAAGTTTCTTTTTTTCCTTATCGGTTGGTATAAGAGATGTCATTCGAATTCTAAAGATTAGTTTATCCGAATTATAGTCGGAATAAATACAACTGATTTCATCTTTATAGCAATTATTTAATGTGAAATTGATATCATCCATAGTTATATTTTTATCCAACATAATCTCAGGGTCCATTTCCATTCTTAATATCCATTTCGACTTTTCAGTTGTGGATGAAGATAAATCTACTTCGGAACATTCTCCAACCATTTGTTCGAATTCTTTAAATTGTTGGATTAGTTCTCTATCTTCATCAATACGGGTATCTAAATCATCAGGGTCAAAACATATTTCGGTTGATTTAACAACCGATTCTAATTTGGTATGTTCTAACATATACATTATAGAATTTGCTTTATCTTGGTCGGTTTCATCTTCAGGATTTAAGTAAACGGTTAATGATGGATTTTTAGGTTCTGAAGATAAAGACAATATTTCTTCAATTCTTGGAACACCACGAGTTACATTAGACTTGGATGCAACACCAGCAAAATGAAACGTATTTAAAGTATTGTGAATTATTACTCCGTAATCAGTCATAAATGTTTGATTTGCTGGAACTGTGAAATCATACACAAACGTTGTCTGGTCTGGTGTATAATATTCTATATTTATTATTTCATCCCAAACAACACCAGATGCTAACGCTTGTTTCAAGACTTGTAAGTCTGTTGTGATTAAACTTGTGTTTTTGTGATCCTTAAAAAGTGTGTAATATTTTTCAAGGTCTTCACGAACAATACTTTCATCGGTAAGATTTGGGTCTTTAATTTTAAGTTTTTTACAGCAACTCGTTATTATGTCATTTAAGCCGTTGATTTTGTCAACCGGGTCTTTTAATCTGTTAATGTTTCTATTACGTCTTTCAATAATTTTCTCGCCTACTTCGTTGTCGATATTTTCCATATATTGTTCAGCATATTTTGAATGGATAATTAAACTATAATTATATTGTCCGGTGTTCTTAACAACGTTATGTTGAATGCTTCCAAATATATCAAAATAATTAAACAATAATGCAAAGTCTTTTGTCATTTGTTCGTTGGGATAAACAATATCAAGTGAATCGATTGGAGAAACATACATCCCATTTATATCGACATATGATTGGATTAATCCATACTTAAACTCATTACACGCTGTGAACGCAAAATCCGGAACTCGTTTTTCCAAATATCCACTTCCACACGTATTTAGTAATAATTTTGCTAATTCTCGAGAGTTGAATACAATTGTCTCTGTGTTTATAAATTCTTGGTCCGTTATACATTCAAGGCATGTTTTACCAAATCTCTTAGCAAATTCTTTAATCTGTTCAATATAATCTTTTGTCATATTTGTTATTTGAATCTTATTATAACTGATACTTCCGCTTGATAAATAAACGCCAATAAACCATCCGAATAATATGTCTAATTCACACGGGGTGTCTTCGATATAAACATTATTTTCAATAAACTTATCCTCAATATGTTTACAAACGGGAATTCTCATTCCTAATTTCATTTTTGCACCGGTTATTGGAACAACTTTATTATTATCACGAATTAAATGTGAATGACTTGTAGTCGTGTGAACTGTTCTTCCACTTTTTGTGGTTACTTTCATCATTTCTCCATTAACAGGATGTCTGCTTACATGAGAGAGTTTATTCCAGTTGGTTTGTTCATTTTCTGAAACCCCAATTATATAATATTCGTAATTTAATTTGGATAATAATGTTTCAAAACTGTTTTCGTTATGACCTGTATTAAATGTATAATTTGGATATTGTTCCATTAAATCATCTATAAAATCACCAACCTCAACAGAAGTCATCTTGATTTGTCCGGTTATTTTATTTTTTGATATGAGTTTAATTTTTTCGCTGTATAAACAAGACATTTGAGTTGAAACCTCTCCAATACTCTGTCCCGCAATCATACCAACCATTTCACCAGGAGAAACAATCGCGCGTTTATATGTTAATAATATGGTTTCAAGTAATAAGGATAGTGTGCTTTTATTAAACCGCTTCACAATTAATAATTCTTTAGGTGATAAATAATAATAATATAATGTTTTAAATAATTCGGTTGGAGCTATATAATAGTTTTGTTCCATAATTTTGTAATTGTCCTCAATCATTTGAAACGCTTCATATGGAGTAATGTCTACAAGAGAATTACTATTAATATTACATTGTCCTTGAATATTATTTATGATATACGAAAATGCAACTGGAACATTAACAATATTATCTCCTTTTCTTTTAAAGACATATTCAATAATATCGTTACGTTTTGAAATCATGAATTCCGTATATTTTTTACACATTTTGTTAAAATCTGCTATTTGGGCATTATACCTTTTCATTACATTTTTTAAGAATATTTGGTTTAATAATTTGGATTTTCCGGATTCGTCAGGAATATTATAATGTGCGTAAATATCATTAACACTCATCGTAACCAAAGGTAAGTTTTGATTTTCAACTTTAATTGTATCTATTCCATCCTCTCCATAATTAAATTGGACTATTTTCCCTTTATTGGTTCGAATAGTCATGTCATAATTTACCATTAAATCTTCTAATCCTTTGATTAATTTACGCTGAATATAACCCGTAGTGGATGTTTTTACGGCAGTATCAATTAAACCAACACGACCACCCATCGCATGAAAGAATAGTTCTTGCGGAGATAACCCATTAATGTATGAGCTTTCTACAAATCCTCTTGCTCCAGGCGAATCATCAAATTTATTAAAATGAGGAAGTGTTCTATTTTCAAACCCATATGGTATTCGTTTACCATCTACATTTTGTTGTCCTAAACAAGAAATCATAAAAGATATATTTAAGTCACTTCCTTTTGAACCGGCATTAACCATAGTTACAAAACGGTTGTTTTTGTCAAGACTTTTTAAACCAGTTTTGCCTGATTCTGATGTTGCTTGATTTAATATATTATTGACTCTGGTTTCAAACTCTTCCTCGTTTGTTTTACCGGTATTATTTTCAAAAGTTCCGAATTGTGTTTGGTCAATTAGATTTTTAACATCGATTTTTTTACTTGTAATTGTCTGAATAATGGATTGTTTCGTTTTTTCATTCGAAATTAAATCGCTGATACCTACACTAAAAGATGCGGATACCATATATTCGGTAATTATATTTTGTAAATCGTCAATAAAGTTAGATGATTTCATATTTCCAAAATCGTTACAGATTCTTTGTAATAGACCTTTTGAAGCACCACCCAATACACTTTTATCCATTTGACCACGAATGTATTTTCCCTTTTTAATTTCAATAACGGAATTAGAAGTTTGGAAATTATCTTTGTCGTCATTAAATGTTTTGGTTTTATATTTTAATGATAACGGAGGCATGATTTGAGACAATATATCGAAATTACTGATTACCTCACCTTTACTTAATAAATCAAATTCATTAATTCTGTTAAACATCATTAATAAATTCATGGCGGTTCTTGGACTAAAATGAATATTTTCTCGTGTAAATTGATAACAGCCAAGCATAGAGTCTTGGTAAATTCCAATAATAGATGAGTTATTTGCAGGACTGACTATTTGATATGGGACTGCTGCTAAATTTTTCAATTCAGATTCAGATTCAACATCTTGAGGCATATGTAAATTCATCTCGTCACCATCAAAATCTGCGTTATATGGTTTGGTATCGGCAACATTCATTCGAAAAGTATCTCCTTTGGTCATAATTTTTGCTATATGACACATCATAGACATTCTGTGTAATGTGGGTTGTCGGTTAAATAAAACCGCGTCACCATCCATCATATGTCTATGAACTATATCTCCGTGTTCAAGGATAATTGATTTTTTGTCAACATATCTTAAGGTGATAGACTCTCCGTTTTTCTTTTCTAAAATTTTCGCACCTGGATAAACATCGGGACCATTTAATACTAATTTAGTTAAGAATGCTTTATTTAATCTGTTCACTACTTCAGGTTTTGTAATATTTTTTGCGATTTTCATAGGAATACCTAATTCGCGGATTGAAATATTTGGATCCGCAGTAATTACTGAACGGGCACTAAAATCAACACGTTTTGCCATTAAGTTTCCTCTCATTCTTCCGCCTTTTCCGTTAAGTCTATCTTTGATTGACTTTAAAGGTCTTCCTGACCTTTGAGCTACAGAAGCAACTCCTGGAATTTTATTATCAACCTGTGTAGCAACATAATATTGAAGAACACTCGTCCAATCCTCAATTATATTTGCCGGTGCGTTATTTTTTATTTTTTCTTGAAGGGTTTTATTTGTTTTAATAATATTAACTAATATTTGACTTAAATCATCTTCGCTTCTTTGCTGTGCGTCGTGTTTTACTGATGGACGAACTGATGGAGGAGAAACAGCCATTACTTGGCATATCATCCAATCTGGACGAGACCAAATAGGACTAAAACCCATAAATGTAACGTCTTCATCGGAAATTCTTTTAAATATCTTCAAAACTAATTCTGGAGATAATTTAATAGGTTCTAATACTGGAGTTGGTTCGTTCTTATCCGAATTTTTCACTTCGGCAGTTTTCCATTCAGCAAATATAGTCGCAAGTCCTTCTTTTTTAATTTTATTTGGTTGTAGACATCCACACCCATCTTCAATATCTTCTCCACAACGTTTAATTACACTAGCCAACGAAAATACGTATTTCCAGCGTGCATCACCCGAAAGTTTCAGTGCCTGTTTATACTTGTTTTTATCTATTTTCAATTTGCTACACTTAAAGCATACACAACGTAACACTTTTAAAATGGTACTTAAATATTGAATGTAAAACACGGGTCTTGCTAATTCAATAGAACCAAAATAACCGGGGGTTTTCATGTAATCTAATCCATCCGTAGGACAAATTAAACCAGGTTCTAAAACCCCCATACGAGGATCAAATAAACCACCAATAACAGGTTTATTATTAATATATGTATCTCGTGATGTTATTTCAGCTACAGACCCCTTTCTTATTTCATCCGGAGATAAAATACTAAATTGGATAGCAATAATTTTGGAGCAATTGTTTCGCATATTTGAGTTTGAATTTCTTGACATCTCTTATAATATATTAATAATATTTAGATTGTTTATTAATCAATTTTATTTTTAAATGGTAAATAATCGATTTTCGTCAATAATACTATATATCTTTAAATATGATTTAAATATTTAAATTAATTATATATATATAATGTCACGCGAACAAAGCAGAAATTTAAAAAAAAAGGTGTATTTATCACGTAATAAAAAACAGATAAGTGAAAGTGAATCTAGTAGCGACAGTAATGATGAATCAAGCATTTCATCGTCTGAAAGCGAAGATAATAAATTAAATATTATTGAATATCGTAATTTATTATCTAAATTATTTCCATCAAAGTATATGAAACATAAGGTTAAATCTGGCGAACAATTAAAACGTAAACTAAAAGAATCTATACATAATAAAAATAACTGCGACGAATCACATTCTCCTAAAAAAGCTAAAACTAAACTCATAACATCAGATGAGTCAGATGATTCCGTTTCGTCTGAAGTATCAACCGATACTGATAGTAAAAAACGTAAAAACAAAAAAGTCAATATTATTTTTACGATTGGAAGCAAACCAAAATATAATGAAGATTATGATGAAGACTCTGACAGTAGCGAATGGGAAGATGAAGATGAAGATGACGACACCGAATCAACCGAAGATGAAGATGAACCGATTGAAGTTGAACCATCCAAAGACAACACCGATACACCAGATATTTCACCAGAAGAAAATGACGAGGAATTATTAATTCAGTTAAAAGATATATACGAAAAAAACCCAAATAATAAAACAATTAAAGAATGTATTGAAACGTGCGAGAATAAAATAAAGGATAAACAAATAAAACTAAATAAGATGGCGTTGAAATATAAAGAACGAAACGAACGAATATTTCAGAAAATCATTAAAGATAAAAATACGTTAAATGATTTTGCATTTTTTAAAGAATTAAATACCGAACAACAAAAAAAAATAATTAAAGAATTAAAAGAAATAAATAAAATTATCAGGGTTGAAAAACCATATAGAATAACTCTTTTAGATACGGATATGCCCGTATTGTTTAAAAGCATCGCTATGAAAAAAATAAACTCGTTGCGTTATATTGACCCTGGAAATGGTGAATATTACAAATTGAAAAATTGGGTTGATACGTTTATGAGAATTCCTTTTTCCAAATATAATTCACTACCTATATCTATTGAGGATGGTGTTGACAAATGCCATGATTTTATGGAAAACGCCCAAAAAATTATTAACGAAGCTGTTTATGGATTAAATGAAGCCAAAATGCAAATTATGCAAATGCTCGGACAACTTCTCACAAATCCAAAATCTATTGGGTCGGCAATTGCTATTCATGGCCCTCCTGGAACTGGTAAAACTAGTTTAATAAAGGATGGAATCAGTAAAATCTTAAATCGCCCATTCGCGTTTATAGCTCTTGGAGGCGCAACCGATAGCAGTTTTTTAGAAGGACATTCTTATACATACGAAGGCAGCACGTGGGGAAAAATAATCCAAATAATAATTGATAGTAAGTGTATGAATCCTGTGATTTATTTCGACGAATTAGATAAAATTAGCGATACCCCAAAGGGTGAGGAAATTGCCGGAATATTAACACATTTAACAGATACATCACAAAATAATCAATTCCATGATAAATATTTTTCTGAAGTCGATTTCGATTTAAGTAAATGCTTATTCATATTTAGTTATAACGATGAAACAAAAGTCAATCCTATATTAAGAGACCGAATGTATAAAATTAAAACGAGTGGATACGATAAAAAACAAAAGATGGTTATTTCTAACAATTATTTATTGCCCAAAATAAGAGAACAAATTAATTTTAAATTGGATGAAATAATAATTACAGATGAAGCAATCAACCACATTATAGAAAATAATTGTAATAATGAAGATGGAGTTAGAAATTTAAAAAGGTGTCTGGAAATAATTTATACGAAATTAAATTTATATCGTTTAATGAAACCAGGCACTAATTTATTCGAACAAGATATGACATTGAAAGTTGAGTTTCCTTTTACAGTGACGAAAAGTATTGTTGACAAATTAATTAAATCAAAAGACGAGAACCAGAGTTTTAAATATTTGTATGTCTAGACAATATACATATTATTTTTATATTACAAATAATATAAAAATAATGGATAAGTAAAATTATAATGTCGGATGTTGTTGAAATACTTTTGAAAATAAAAGACGGAATCGTAAATAATATTTATTTTTTACAGAGTTTAATTAATATAAAATGCGAGGTTTCGGAACTCGCAATAAACACGGATTTAAGTGAGATTGAAGATATTTATATTGATTTTAAAGAAGACTATGAAAATATAGAAGAACAAATCGAATATTTAAAGAAACAAACAGAAAAAATAAATATAAAATTAGCATTATTATGCAAACATATTTTTACAACAGAAGATGTTGATATTGACCCTGATACAAGCACACAAGTATGTTATTGTATCAAATGCGAATATTCTCCAAGATTTTATTAATATTCACTATATGGAATATTATTTCCGCCTCTTTCAATTAAATAATTATATTGATTAGTGGTAATACACGCACATCCGTCTGAGTTTGAATATGTTGAAGGACAACATTCGGGTTTAAAAGGGGTATTGTCAAACATAAGTAATTCACTTTTACCAAGTGGAACGTCTTGTTTTTCTCTATTTAAAATATTAGTAACTCCTGCAGATAAGGGGTTACCTTGATAAACTGCTAAATCTGGTTGAAACCAACTTGTTGTGTTAACTTGGCCATAATCGCCTAATTTGTATGATGATGGCTCGTCACTAAAAACATTAGAACTGAATCCTTCTTTTTTATTGAGTTGTTTTTTAACTTCTTTTACACCATTATTTAACATTGATAATCCTTCTAATAATCCAACGCGAGAACACCCGCATAAGGTATGAGTAACAATAATTAAATAAATAATCGCACCTAAAATAATAAGTTCAATATTAAAATTTACCCCAAATAATGTAATTACCATATTATACATAAATCATAGATAATAAATTTTATTACAATTTTCTAAAATTAAATCTAACGGAGCATTATAATCATAAATTGTGATGTTATTTATATTAAATCTTCCTGAATAAGTTAATAAATGGTATAATTTTGTTTCATTCGTTAGTAGCCTTTTTTTATATGTTTTATCTAAATTAGAAGTATGCCAAATATACCCCGAATCATCGAGACTATACATAATATTATAACTTCCTATAATTGGACCATTAATATTATTTCCTAAATTATATTCAACTTGATTATGTGTATCTGAACCATTAATTTCAACTAACCCATATACATTTTCGCCGTTTTCCAATATATCACCTATTTTAATATCTTGTATTTGTTTTATATCCCCATTCATTAATTTTATATTAGTTTCACCGCTAAAACCATAATCCAAATATTTATGAATGTCAATATCTTTAATTTTGTAATTGATATCTTTAATAATTACCATTTTGATAAACTCGTTTATTGTATTGTATGTATCTAACTCGTATAAGTCATCCCAATCTGAAAAAATTACACCATTAATGAATATTTTTTTAACTGAAGTATTTAAACAATATAAATATGGTTTGTCGTAATCCTCGATTAATACGGCATCTGGATGATTCATAACTTGTATCCATGCACCGTTATAATATACAACATGACTATCAGATACAATCACTTCATATAAATTATACATTTTAGCATTATTTAACACCTTTATTTTCGCGGTAACTTCAATATCGTATTCTAGTTTATCCCCCGCATTAATTTCATACATTGGTTTGGTAGTTCCGTCTTTCATTCGTAAAAGAGTGTTTTCGTCGAAACATAGTCTTGGTTTTGATGGAACTTTTGGAATAGATTTACTGTGAATATGTAAAACAGATGACATGAAAACTACAATTATTGCCAAAGGTATCGAAATCGCAATAAATATAGCAGTCATTGATGCCGCAACGCCCCACGTGAAAGGAAATATCCACATAGATAAAATAGTGACTGCTAACGCAATTAAAATATTTATAATAAATTGGACAATAGACCCCATTAATGCTTTTAATGTAAAATATGTCCCCAAAGAAGTAAATAAACCTGAAATTAATATTGCTTGGGTTTTTGCCAGAATATCCCTCATTCCAATAATAAGTTGTTGTAACGGAACCACAAAATTTAATATTCGTCCCATTATCTCTTTAACAATATTATTAACGTTGTTCCTAATATTATCAAACATATTTCTTCCAGCTTGAACGTCTCCCGATAAATTACCAAATAACAAATTCAACTTAGCAGTTAAAAACGTTAAGGGTTGTAATGCGTAACTTGACATCTTGGTTAAAATTGTTTGAGTGCAGTAAATGAAATTTTCTTGAGTATATTCGCGCGCGGTTTTATTATTTGGTTTATTTATTAAGGATACGAAAGGAATTACTTTGGGATTACATCGTTGATTCTGCCAGTCATTTTTAATAGGTTGGATTTGTAACATAACAACGGTGTATGAATATACAATAAAAAGTATAATTGTTAAAATAAAGAAAATAATGACAGATGACCCGTATTGGTCAAAATACGTTAAATTCTCGTATATTTTGCTTATTTTTTTTATTTTTTTTTCTTGAAGATTTAAAGTATCCATATATATAGTATTTGGATATTATTCAGTAATACACCACCTATTATGAATAATGTTGTAATTTAATAATATAATCTTCCCAATCCCAAAATTCCTCTTTGCCGATTTGTATTTTATGGTCGTCGGTAATTAAACAACTTAACCAAGCAACTTTTCGGTTTGTAACCTCGGCATCTTTATAGTTTTTGATTTCGATATATTTATTTATGGTTTTATCAAAAATTAAGTGAGACCCTGTAATAAGAATATCTTCGTTGTCAACACCGCGTTTTGGTAATTTGTATAAAGCTTCAAAATCTCGGTTAAGATTATTATCAATTTTCATAATTGCCGTTACTCTACTACCATTCTCTAAAATGTCTCCTAAATGAATATCTTGAATACAACAAATAAATCCATTTTTTAATTTTATTTTTGTATGCGGATGAAAACATTTCCCCAAAGACCTAACCATTTGCCCTGGAGGACCTTTCCACATACTTTGGGTTGTTTTTGTGCTTCCATCTAAAATATATAGTAATGTTATCATAATTCCGACAATTTTAGAGACTAAATCCTTAATTCCAATAATAATTTTTTGAAATTCAATTATAATATTTAAAAAAACCCCAAATATATTTTGAATTGTTGAAGTAATAAAATTTCGGGTTTGATTAAACATATTTCTAATATTATTTATTTCTTGTGAAAAGTTGCCGGCCATATCAGTTAAGGAGGCCGTTGAAAATGTCAACGGTTGCAAAAGATGCCCCATATAATTAGTCTGCATTGTTTGAATACAATACACGAAATCTTTTTGTATATCATCTGATAAAGGCATATACATCGGGTTACATCTATACTCAGGCCAATTATCCTTAATTTGTTTAAGTGATATGAAATAATACATCGCAATTATGTAGACAACAAACCCTATATTTACATATGTAAAATTCAACCAATTTTTTCCTGTAGGCATACTTATATATTCTATTTTAAAAAAAATATTTGCGGTGTCTTCTAGATTTCTTATTTTTTCGTGTTTTGTGTTTTCGAGTTTTATTTTTGCGTCTTTTAGTATTTTGTCTTTTGGTCTTTCCAGCAACTTGTCCGACCTTCAAATCATAACTCGAATTGCTTGTGTTTTGAGTAGATATAACTGCGAGTTTATTATTAATATCTGTGGTATTTTGTCCTTTAGCGCCAATTTCAGGATACGTTGCTAGCATTTGGGGATTAATAAAACCACCTCTATAATACTTTTTACGTCCTCCTCCTATATTAGCTAATTTAGTTAATTTAGAATTATTATTCATCTCGTTCATAAATGCTGCATCTCTTGGATTTGGTCCATCAAGACCTTTTACAGATGGTAACAATAAACCGGGTGGGAGGGTATTACTTGCCATTTAATATATATATTTATTTTATTATATATTAAATATAATTTGTATTACTTATTTATAATGGACGATAACCAAAGAATTCAATTGCAAAAACTTATAAAAACAAATAATGTTGAAGACCAAACCGAATTAATACGCGATTTAAAACATAGCGTTAAATTAAGAACTGATATAAATAATATGATAATGATTAAAAAAAAATACGATAAAAACGACATAAATATAGACGAACAATGTATCGAAGAGTGTTTTTTCTTGTATAGTTATTATACAGATATTTATAACAAAATAAAAAAGGATGAAATTAATCTAGGCATTTTGTTCCAGTTTTTAGATATCTTGGAAAAAATAGAAAATAATGAATTAGACCAACACGAAGGGTCGTTTTTGGTTGGAACTTTATTGAAAGAACTATATATTGATAGCGCCTTAAAAAAATCGGAAAAATTAGATAAGTTATACGAGAACGAGAAACAATCCAACTTTTGTGAACCAATAAAAATATCTTGGAAACAATATAAAAATAGCAACAGTAATTAATCATATACCCTCTTAAATGACTAATATTAATATTAATGATGTTTTTATATTAGACGTAGATTTTTGGAAACAGCTTCCGAATATTAAGTTTCAACAAGAAATTCGGGAATTATCAGAAGATATTTTACACAACGGTTTAGATACTCCTATTATTATTAGTAAAATTAATAATAATATATATAAAGTAATTGACGGAAACAAACGTGTCATGGCGTGTCAACAACTAAACAAACAATACATTCGGTGTAATATAATAATCGGTAATAAACCCAAACAGGTAAAGTTTAAACCTAAACAACGAAATGTTATTACTACTTATTTTAAACAACAAGTTTTGTGTGATGTTTTTTCAAATAAAGGATGAAATAATATAAAGAATGGGATAGATTTAATTAATGGACACACCGCCCATAAAAAAACCGTTTGTTATAAACTTTAATAACCCATTTGTAAAACCCCCTCAAAAAATTGAAAAACTTAATAATATTGAAACTCTTAAAAATATTGAAAATCTTGATAGTATTGAAATAAAAACTAATGTTAAAAAGGTTAATACTGTAAAAAAACCCAAATCCTTATCAGCAAAGATTTATCCGGAAATATCATCCGTAACTCCGCATAGTTGGTTTTAAGTTCTTTATTGTTTCTCGGCTGTGTCAACAACTTTATTTCGAAATACCCAATAAATATATTAATAATTAATTGCACGGGTTTTTATAGTTTTCTCGGCCCTGTGTCAACAACTTTATTTCGAAATACCCAATAAATATATTAATAATTAATTGCACGGGGTTTTATAGTTTTCTCGGCCCTGTGTCAACAACTATCTTTCAAAATACCCAATAAATAAATTAATAATTAA